AGAACGTATTCTCAACACTCTAGGGCTGCCGGAACTCATTTCCAAAACCAGCCCAACTTATCGAACCATGCTCGAAGGCATTGCCTCAGTGGTTAGAGACGCCCCACCTTTAGATCTAACTCGACATGGCGACGTGGAAAAGAACCCCGGCCCAATCTATGGTTCAATCCACCGCCTCTGGAAGATACAGTTCCAAGCACACCCACGGTTGTTCAACCCATACAACAGTGTGCCCAGTTCATCAACTGCATCTTCTAGTCAATCATCCAGATCAAGACGAAGACCTCGAAAACAAAATTTAGTTGATCCTTATGACATATTGACCAACGCGAAAGCGTTGAAAGAAACCCGATTGTTACAGACCCATTTGTTCGAAACAGATCCCAACGGCACATACGTTTGGAAAGCTGGTCCCCCTCCCCCAGCAGTGGTTATCCACAGCTGGACTAGCTTACCAAGACGTGTCAAGTCATGGATAATGAACAAAAAGATAACAATTGAAGACATCACAAACAAGATCTTTCAACGACAAAGCATCACATTCATTTCATCTATAGAGAATCACCAGATATTAGAGTCAGGCATCGCTTTCCCAAATAAAGCCATGCCTTTTAAAGTGAACATGCACGAAATCCCTAGCATATCCTTCGTTGCCGAACCCGATTTAGTGGATTGGCATCCAGGATACGTGTCGATGTGTCACGCCTGTGGACTGACAACTAGCAGCCAAACATGCCCAAGGTGTGAAAAGTACACCTGGGTCTGCTTTGGCGACCAACCCGGCGGTGGTCCTAACAAACCACCCGCGTCAAGAAACTGGCTACCAGGACAAGATTGTGAAATCTGCAAAACCGATTTCATTAACTTCATCCGACGCCCACCCATTGCTGAGATTTATGTCATTAGAAACGCTACATTCATTACACAACAATCCACTAAACTAGTAATAACACCCAAATTGACCGAACACCCGTGTTCGGTAGGATTTGGTACATTTAAGAAAGGTTTCGACTTATTTTTCCAATTCTACTACAAGGACATCCAGTCCTTCTACACGAATAATAATGTCGATTTATGTCATGGACATACAGATCTGTCCCTTTACAGCAGACAAGGTAAATGCATGGGACGATTACCCGC